CCGGGCAACCCGTGGTTATCGATCTCACCGGGTGACGACAGATCCCACTGCACGACCTCGCCATCCTCACCGGTCTTCTGGTCGATGAACCAGATTTCCAGTGCCTCTTGTGTCGGGTCTGCGGTCGGATTGCCTTCAGGAAAGTTTACGGCGTCCAGGTACTGCGCCAGCGTCTCGCGTACGGTCAGCTGAAACTTCAGCAGGTCATCAAAGGCAAGGCACAGTGCGGTGATTCGCCCATTGACGTTGCCAGCCATAAACGTCGGTCGTGTAGCGCTGCCGCTGCTGTCTGCGCCGATGCCTTCAATCTGCACTGGCCAGGCCGCATATTCATTGCCCTGCCAAATGATCGACTTCGCCGGCAGTTCGTCAGGCGAGCCCTCATAGGCCAGCAACTCCGCAGGGGTGTGGGGAATCGCGTGCGCATGGAAGCGGAGCACGTCCGCGCCATACTCCGTACCGTCAATTTCAAACAGCCGCACTTCCCCGCCGGGCTCCAGCTTCTGGATGTCCGTAATCAATGCCATCAGGGTTTCCCTTAGGGGTGAAAGGTTTGTTCGAAAGTGGCGGCCAGGGTGTAAACCGAGCCGCCTTTGTGTGAAGGCTGGTAGCCGTTGGGGCACTTGTAGAGGCCGAGCTCACCGAGAGGCGGCACCCACAGGAACGCTTTCGCGCCCTTATGGCGATCGAGGAAGGCGATAATTTCCTTGATCCGCTCCGCACTGCCGGTGTGGCTGATGGGCCAGGATTGCGCTTTGTTGTTTATCCCATCAGAGACCGACTGTTCGTAGCCATCGCCAAACTGCTTGGACCGGGTGCGCTGCTTGATATCGCCGGTTGCACCCTTTTCGATTTGCCAGGTGAATCGCTCAATCGCCATGGATCACCCCGTGATAGCTCTGTTGATTTTTCCGCCCCGGCGCAGATCGATGCTCACCAGCTTCTGGTAACGCTGATCAACGAAGTCGGCCAAGTCCTTGCCGAACTGCTGGTAAGCAGGATCGTCAGTCGCAGAGCTGGTTGATCCATCGCTGGCCACCATGACTTGCACACTGATCGTTGTTCCGCCAACAGGGCCGCCGAGTGCACCGACACCAGGGCCTGCGCCAGACGTCAGCGGTGTCACGCTGCCGCCATTCGCGCCAGTCATGAGGAAGGACTTGCCGCCCTCGTTGTACAGCTCCGGCCCCAGTTCGTTGACCTCATACAGAGAGTTGGGGGCGACAGGTCCACCGGCTGCTCTGTAGCCAGAGAAGTCGACGTTGGTATATCCAGCCTGAGACGCTCCTGCGGCCGACGAAGCAGCACCGGCAGAACCGGAGGCCAGCCCGTTACCGCCACCACCAACGAAGTAGTTCGTTGCAGCGCCCACCAAGCTACCCAACAAAGCCGAACTGGCTTGGCGAGTCGCAATGCGAGCCATATCCGCCAGAATCGACTTCGCGAAATCACCAAACGATGCCTTACCCGTCATGGCGAAGTTGACGATCGAATCCTCCATGGAGCTGAACGCGTTCGTGAACAGGTTCCGAGTTTGGCCGGCAATGTCTCGGGCGGAGTCCAGGTAATTGGCCCAGGCCGATGTCGCGCCCTTCGTCCAGTCACCCTGCGCCACTTCGACATCGGCATAGTTCTGCCGGATTTGGTCGGTTGCCTTCTTGTTCGCATCTGCGAGCGCCCGCGACTTCTTCTCGAACTCGTCGGGGTCCATCTTCCGTGATGGGTCAGACTGCTGATTGGCAAGGTCCAGAGACTGCTGAGCGAACCGGTCTTGCTGGCTATTCAGCTCGCCGTTGAGCGCGTTCTGCCGATCACCCTGGCCGACGCCATTGACTGCGCGCTGCCCGGCAAGCTCCAACGCTTTCTGCTGCTGTCCAAGGGCTGCAACGTACTGGTTGATCGCGTACTTCTGCTTGTCGAGACGACCTGTCTCGGCGGTGGCCAGCACTTCCTGTTGGCTGTCGGCATCCTTCTGCGCCTTGACCATGGCTGAGCGTGCGTCAGCAATCTTCTGATCGAGTTGAACGCGCTGCGCTGCCGTGGTGCTGGACTTGTTTTTAACCGTCTCCAGCGCCGCAATCTCGGCTTCGTAAGCAGCCGTCACCTCGTCCCGTTCGTTGCCGATCAGGCCTTCACGTTTTACCGCGTACTCGGCTTGGGAGATCAGCCCGGCTTTCTGCGCAGCATCCAACTGCTTCTGGGCATTGCTGTACTCGGCCACAATGACAGTGAGCTGGTTTTTTGCATCGTTGAAGCCGGTCAGGTCAACGCTGCCAGCGGCAGCCTTCGGGTCCTTGTCCTTATCATCGATAGCCGTTTTCAGCTTGTCGTAGGCGCCACCGGAGAATTTCTTGCCGTCGAAGCTCACGCCATCAAGCAGTGACGCTTTCTGCCCGGTTTTTTCTGCGTCCTGATAAAGCTTCGTGAACTGATCATTCAGCTTTTTGTAGGCCTCCTGGCGCTTTGCAAGCGGGTTCAAGTCCTCCATCTGCCTGTCCAGATCCTTCTGGACGGCGATCAGCTCCTTGTTTGCGTGGGTTGTCTCGCCGGTTGCTCCGGCAAGGTTCTGGCTGGCCAATTGCCGAGCTTTCAAGCCTGCAAGCTTTGCCTCCAGCGCTGTGGTGGAGTCATCATTCTCGCCAGTCCCGAGCCCCAGAAACGAATTGAGCGAACTCAAGCCGTTCGATACCGCGCCAGCAACGCCGCCACCCTTGCGAGTGTCGAGTACCCGCTGGGTGATCTCGATCTGCTTGGCCAGGTCAGGGAAGACCTCTGACCGGATGGCGCCATAGGCACCAGTGATCGCGATCTTGATGTTGTCCCAGTCGCGCTCGACATCTGACAGGGAAGCACGGTAGGCCTTCAGCCGCTCCTGTGCCGATAGATTCAGGCTTTCACTCAGGACATCCAGCGCACGCTGGTGGTCGCCCTGATCGTCGATCGCCTTAATGACTTCGTATTGCTCGTAAGTCAGCAGGCCGTATTGATCGCTGATCTTGGCGGCAGCATCGGTGGCAGTATCACCAGCGCTGGCCAGTGACTTGGCGATATCACCGGCGCCCTTCCCTGTAACCTCGCCGATGGCAGCCCCCGCCTGCGCCAGGTTCTGCATCTGAATGCTGCTGGTGGCTGTACCAGAAGCCAGCGCAATGACAGCCTCGCGCGCGCCGGACAGGTTGCCGGTCAGCACGCCAGCCGATTCGCTCATGGACTTTAGGCTGGCAATGCTCTGACCTGCGTCATTCGAGCCGCCGTTGATTGCGGCGTTGAACTCCCGGGCCTGCTTCATCGCATCGAAGTAGGCATAACCGAGTCCGCCGATCACGCCCGCGAGAAGGCCCGCCGGAAGCAGCAAAGCCGCCATGCTTTTGGCAGACGCTCCAGCGCCGGCGCCGAGCTGAGCAATGGCCCTCGCCCCGCTACCCAAATCGCCAGATGACAGCGCGTTGGTCAGCTGCATGACGTTTTCTTGAGCTTGGCGGGTGCCGAGCTTCAGTTTGTCGAATGCGGTTTCTGTCGCGGTTAGTCCCGCCCGGTCCTTTCCGATTTTAGCTAGGGCTTCCGCGTATCGCTCGGATGAGATCGCCCCGCTGACCCTGAGTGCTTCGAGCGCCTTTTCCTGCGCCTCCAGTTTGCCCAGCTTCGCGGTCACGGGATCTATGCCATTGACCGTGCGCTTCAGCGCTTCAATCTGACGGTTTTCCGCGTCGATCAGGCGCTGTTTCTGTGCGACTTCCTTGGCTTCGGCTTTTTCGATCTTGTCGTAGGCTTTGCCGAGACGGTCCTGATACGCCTCCTGCTGCTCGATTGTGACCAGGCCGCCCTTGCGAGCGCGCTCCAGCAACCCTTCAGCCTGAACCAGCTGCTCGATGCTGCCGATGTTGCCGGACATTGCCTTTTCGAGCTGGCTGATGATGGCGATTTCGCTGGTAGCACTTGCGCCTGATTTACGTCTTGCCTCGGACTGACGCTGGGTTGCGCCAGTCGATTTGTCGATCTCCTGCGCAACCTCTCGCTCGGCCTGGACGATTTTCTTGCCAGTGTCGGCCAATTCGGTCCCGGTCTTGCCGAGATCGTCGATTGCCTTTTCGGCATCAACAGCCGAATCAACCAGCTTGTCCAAATCGTCAGCAGCCTTGACCGCTTGCGACGAATTGACCTCGATGCCCAGGGACGCGAAGTTGGTGCTCATTTACTGTCCCTCTGTTCCGCCATCACCCGCAGGGCTTCGGCTTCCATGATGCGGAGATCTGGGAAAATATCGGTGGCTTGAGACCGGGTTAGCCCGAGGAAGCCTGCGACATCGCGAATTGACGTGTAATCCAGACCGGTAGCGCCGCACGCGCCTGTACGCCACTGGGTGCTCAGCGCCTCGAAGACCTGGAACGCCTGCCAAGTATCCGGCCAGACCTCACAGACTTCCTCGGGCAAGTCCCTCAGAGAAAGGCCGAAGGCCGCCAGCGACTCCGCTGAAGGCCCGGGCTCGTACAGCTTGCGCGAGACGCTTAGGAGTTTCCCAGTCGAGCCTTGCTGAATGCCTCGGAGTAAGCGCCCAGCACCGCGCTTGGGGTGGCGCTAATCGAACTGACCAGGATGCGCAGATTTTCATCAGTGAACTCTTCGTCGACATCCCAGCCCGCGACAATTGCCTTGAGCTGCTCCACCTGAAGGTCAATCAGCAAGGCGGTGAACTGCTTCAGCCCCACCTCTTCCGAATTCAGGCCGAGCGCCTTATGCCGCTCACCCCAGTCGGCGTACAGATCTGCCAACTCGGTTCGGTCGCGATACTTGAACTCGAACACCACCTTCACAGGTTCGCCGCCGACCGTAGGAAGCATGACGTCGGCCTTGAAGGTCGGGTTCTGGATAAGCGTGAACTTTGCCATGGGCCTTCCTTACGCCGCAGCGCTGTAACGGGTTGGGCGGCCGGTCAGCGCAATGCTGATGACGCGGGTCATCAGGTTGTTGCGCGACATGGTCGGGGTCGAGGTGATTGACACGTAGCCGTTGTAAACGATGCTGCTGCCACCCGGGAGATTCAGGCGCAGAACTCGTGCCTGCTTATCGTCGTCCGCAGCTTCGCAGACATCGACATAGGGCTTAGACGGGTCGTCGGCAACGGTGATGGTCAAGGTGATTGGGTTTTTGGTGGTAGGCATTTGGCGATCATCGTCGTCAGCCAGAAAGCCGAAGGTCAGGAACTGCTGATCACCGCCGGTGGAGTTCAACTCGGTGATCTGCGAGATCTCGGTGAACGAGGTAACTTCGCGCGCGGAGCCAACACCAGAACCGGCCGGGTACTGCTGAACGCTGGTTGTGTTGACGCCGCCCAGCGCAAAGGTGCCGCTGGTGATATCGGCAACCCGAACGGCGCGCCCGTCGAGGCGTGTCCAACCGGAGTTGACCGCAATGATGTCGCCTTCAGCCAGCCCGTGCGCCACGGCCGTAGCTACCGCCGGGTTCGCGTTGCTCAGTACCGTAAATGGGATTGCCGTGCCGTAGGCGGAAGCAATTTCGAACGTTGCGCCGTTGGGCATTTGAATGCCAGCCATTGGTGTTTTCCTCTTTTCAGAAATGACAAAACCCGCTCAATGGCGGGTTCTGGGTTTGCCCAATGGGCGGATTAGTTGCGGTGCAGCAGGCCGCCTGGCTTGATCTCGGCACGGATGACCTCCCGCACTTGATCAGCGATCGGAGCGGACAAGCCCTTACCAATATCTGTTTTTTCGATGGCGCTCGCTATGAAATCGAGTGCTGCGCCAGCCCCTTTTCCCCTGGCTTTTTCGAGCTCGCTCGGCTCTTTGATGGCAAACTCATCAGCGGAAAACAGGTGTTGGTGGCCGAGACCGATACCGGCTGCGACGTACTGTCCGCCGGAGGTCGCCTGCATCTTCACCGACCACACATCAGCGATCTTCGCGCCAGTGATAGACGCTCGCTCAACTTCGGCCTGACTGATGTAGGTGACGCCATCAATCACAACGAATGGAGTTGGCACTTTCGGGCGACTCTTCCCGCAGTACACGGCCTTGGGATCAGCGCCGGTGATTTTCACCGTCTCATCAGCCAGCTCAAAGACGCCAGAGGTCAAGTCGATCTTCCAGCCGGAGACGCCCGGCACATAGTTTTCACTTTGCATGGTTTGCATTGGTGTCTCCGCGATCTAAAAGGAATCCGCTCTGTACTGAAACGACAGAGGTAGCGAGCTAGTCGTCTCGCCCTGCAATGCAGCGGCGGTACTCATAGGGGATCGAACGAACACGGTGAATTCCGCCTTCGTCAGAGCCAGGTTGTTTGGGTATAGGGCTGCGATCTCCTCAGCAATCAGCCCGGCCGCGCCTCGACCTGAACCGGTCGTCGTGACCACGCTGACTTGAAACACACCGCGATATGAAATGTGTTTACCTTCCAGATCCTCACTATCGGTATTTCCGGGCAACAGGTAGGCCTTCAGGTATGCAGATCCATTTGCCGGCGGCGTGAAGGTCACATCCTCAAATGCAATCGGCAATTTTGGCAGTCTTGCATCAGCCCAGGTCTTCAGACGCACTTCGAACAGGCTTCGAATGACTCGATCACTCATTTTGAAAGCTCCGCGACAGCCTTATTTACGAACATCTGGAACTCGGTGACAGTGATCTGCACCATCCCCGCCGGTGCCTGGCTTGACCAGCCTTCGTATTCGAGGCGAGGTCCGTATGGGAGGTTATTCATGATCCAGATATTGCCAACACCGATCCGGTAGTGCTCGATTACACCCTTGCCAATGGCCTTGGCCGCGGTGCCTTTGGGATCAATAAGATCCAGCACACCTCTCTCTCCCGTCTCAAACGAGACTTGCCAGTTGCCCCGAAACCGTCCGCCCACGTAGCTCTTACCAGTAACAAGACCATTCATGTTGAAGTTCTGTTGTCGTTCGGTTTTGGTCAGAAGCTGGGCGTACTTCACGCCGCGCTTGAGCTTGCCAGCCTTGGTGAAGTTGCTGTCGGTCAGGTTGATAACGGTGTTGCGGATGGCCACGTTGTAGTCATAAGCATCGGCGGCTGCAGTGTTCACCTGTCGATACTGGAGGTTCGCCGCCCACAACTCAGGATTGCCGACCGGCGACCGATCCACGACAGCACTCAGCAGGTCGATGGCAACCTTCTGAACTATGACCTCGATATCACCCTTGGTCTTCTCGGCGAATGCTGCCAGATCGAGGCTGAAGCTCATTTTCGGGCCTGCACACTGAAGCCGACAACCAGACCGGCGTAGCTCCACGGATCAACAGCCTGCACTGTGTACGTTTCGCCATCGAACAACAGTTTGTTCTGGGTCGCTGGCGACGGCATGTCAGCGCCATCGAGCAGAAGCGGCGACACGAGGATTTTGACGTCGCCCTGCTTGACGAGTGAGCCGTCGATGTCCTTCAAGCTGTAATTTTCGCGAAAGCCAGACCCTTCGAAGGTGGTGACCGTTTCGCCGCCAGTTCCGGTCGCCGGGTCGTACTCGCCGTTTTCAACACGAAGCAGCGAAAGCTCCAACCCCTTCCCGCCTTTCGACCGAGGCGCCAGCATTCTTGCGGCCGACGCCTTGGCGCGATCATAAATATCCGGCATATTCGAGCCCTTTTTACGTAAGGAAACAGGATGTTCACTCGACAAAACATGGCTCGCCGAATCCAAGCAGCCCGAGTAAGGCTTGAAATGCGTCAAAGCTACTTGGAAGACACTCAGGAGGTAACACTCGAACTTCAATCCGCGGTGAATCAGGTCGCTGATGAGTTGGGCATCCCGCAGATGGGAAAAGCACTTAACGGGCGTCATATCGTCGTGGGACGCAAGCTCGATGAGAGTAGTGCTAGGCTGATTGCAGAGGTCGAGACTGCTATAGCGAACGGGTGTGAACCGCACCAGATAAAAGGGATGCTCCTCTCATCTGATTTAGGGCTCTAGCTCCGGCTCAGTTTGACCTGACTTGAGGATTCCAGCAGGCCAGCGAACTGCGCATACGATTGCCGCGTTGCTGCTGGCTTACTGATTGTCACGCTGGCTGCCGAATATTCGGTTTCGAGCGGCCCGACCTTCTCCCGGCTGATCGCACCCAGGCGCTGCTCAGGTGGTGAAAGATCGTCAGCATGTATCTCGGCAGCAAGAGCCATCTGCCCTGCTTTGATCTGGACGGGAATTTCATTGAAGCTGAGGACCCAACCGTTACGCCTCGCCTGAGCTCTAGGCCACACGAGCGGCTGATCGCGTTTCACGGCCACGCCTTTCCAAGGCATGGCATCCATCTGTAATGCGGCCCGGCGAAGCAGCGCTTCCTGCGCAAGCTCATCCGCTGGGATGGCTTTTCCGAAGTTCGCGGCGTAGCTGACCAATTCGGCGGCCGTTGCGAAGCTATCGGCACCTGCCACCACGCTGCCGTCCTCGATCACCAGAGCCATATCAGACCTCTTTCCAGCCAAGTCGCTTGTGATCGTCCAGACAAGACGGATGTACGTGAAGCTCCTGGCTGCCCTGCTCCACTTTCACCAAGCCTGTGTAATCTGGTTCATCGTCGTCCGCGCGGGGCTTACTTAGCGTCCGCGCAGCGGCATCGCCAGCAATGCGCTTAGCGTCTTCCGCAGCCAAATCGAGCACGTCCTGTGCGCTTTTGCTCCAGTCAGCGCGCTCTTGATCACCGAGCTTCTCGAAATCCTCGGCACTCAGGCCGCTGAGTTCGATTGCCTTCGCCAGTAGCACCTTCGCCGCCTTCTGTTCTTTCGTCAGTCCAGCCATTGTCATTCTCCAGAAACAACGCAGGGGCCAAAGCCCCTGGCTGTCGTTGCGGTTTAGTTAGCCGACCAGCAGGCTGATGTGCTCATCCTTGATTGCGCGGCAACCCCAGGCCAGACGGACGTGGTAGGCCGTTTGTAAGAACTGGCGATAAACCGCGATCTCGAACGAAAGGCCGGTCAGAGGGTCGGTGATGGTAATCACGTCGTCCGCCGAGTCACCGCCTTCAGGCATGGCCGGGGCGCGGGTGGCCAGCACGATAGCCGAGCGGGCAAACGCCACGTTCGCCGTGTACGAGTTGCCTAGGGTGAGTGCGTTGCCGGTCGGGATCAGAATTTGCGAGCCAGGCTTGTTCAGCGCAATGGTGCCCGGAGCAGCGATACCGGTGCCGACGACGTACTTGTTATCGCCATCCGCGGCGAACGTGGCGATGTCGCCCGCCAGCACGGTGCCGGAACCGGTCGCCAGAGCGATGTTGGTCGCGCCGACAGCGGTAGCGCCGTTGGTGACGTATGCAGCACCAGTGCCTTTTACGTGGCGGCCCACCTGATGGGAATGACGGATCGCCATGTTCATGATGCGATCAGTCATACCGTTGCGCAGCATGTCGCTGGAGCCAGCTTCGCTGACCTTGAACAGACCCGACTGTTTGCCGCGCATGTTGCCGATGGCCGAGTGACCGAGGACCAGTTGCAGGTCATTGGTTGGCGCGCCGTTTTGCTCCAGAACACCCAGCACACCAGCGAAGTCAGAGAGGTCAGCTGCGGTACCGAACGGCGTGGTGCCGGCGGTGCCGAAAGCGCGAGAAGCGTTGCGGTACGCTTCCACCCAGAGGTCTTTCTCCACCTCGTTAACCAGGGTTCGCATCGCCTGGTAAAAGCGATCGGCCTGGATGGACGAGAAGGTGCCGGCGTTTTGCAGGCCCTTGGTCTGCTCGCCATTCCAGCGCACCGGAACGTGCTTGCTCTTGGTGATGGCCACCGCGACGTTATCGACAATGGTATCGCCGGAGTCCGGAGCGGTTACGCCCGGGGTGTTGTCAGCCGAAGCAGCTTCACTGGTGATAGGTACCAGCACGTCCTGGCCGATTGCCGCCCGAGCAACGGACGAGTCACGGGATACCGCCGGGATGAAGCCCGTCATCTCGCGAGAGATAACATCCAGAGCTTCGTAAAGAGCAGGCACAAGCCCGTTCAAAGTGTTCGCCATTTTGGCTTTCTCCACAAAAAAGCCCGCTCAGTGGCGGGCATTAATTACTTGCCGGGCAAACCCCGGCGGCTTTGGTCAGTCAGTTACCAAGCCGCCATTGCGTGCGTGATCAGCCTTAGCGGCGGGATCAAGCGCATCAAATGCGGCTCGCGGAAGGGTCTTCTTGTCGCCACCCTTACCGCCATTGTTCGGAGCTCCGCCGCCATTGGCGCCGGAGCCCTTGAGAATGTTGTCGCGGTACGGGTAACGCTCGACAAGGGTTTCCAGTGCCTCATCGAAGTCAGCCAGTTCGCCCGGACGGGCGCGGCTGTAGATCTTGTTGCCATCGTCGCCATAAGCCACGACCTTGCCGTCTTCAACTTTGAAGGCCTTGCCGAAGGTGTTTTGCAGCATGTCGGGGGGAACGGCGATTTTGTCGGTGACAAACTTGGAGCGACCGAAGGCGCCGCCGATCTTCTCTTGGTAGAGAATGCCGGTGGTGGTGTCGCGCTCGGCAGTGATCGTCTTCACCTGCTCGGCGAGAGTACTCACCTGAGCTTTGAACTTCTCTTCGGTGGCAGCAATAGCGGCAAGCTTGATCTCGTCGACCTTGCCGGCTTGGACAAGCTGGCCCGCGTCGAGGTTGGCGACGGTTGCCAGTGCGACGCGGGCCTTTTCAGGATCCTCGATGCCTTCGAAGGCTTTGGCTTTCGCCTCGGCAGTTTCTTTGGCTTCTCGGTGCCCTTTGGCTTCGGCGTTCAGCGCGGTGATTTTTGATACGGCTGATGGCGCGTCAAACGCTACGTCCTTCCCATCATCATGCGTGTAGACCGGCTTGCCATCCTGCACAACCACATGGCCTTGTTCGTCGAGTTTTAGTTTCATCGGTTCATCTCCGGGCATCCGCCCAATTGATAGGCCATCCGGCCCGGTGCGGCGCTATCTATCCGGAATCGCGCCCAATAAAAAGCCCCGGCGGATGCCAGGGCTAGATTCTCAAATTCAGTAACTATTCTTGACTCTGTATTGATCGATGACGGTGTTCTTCTTGAAAAGCCTTCGCTTTCTGCTCGTACTGATAGGAGCGTCTCAACGAGTCCACATAAATTTCGTTCAACGGCTCGACGTACACCCCGATCGTCGTGGTGACCTTCAGGGCCATACTGGAAAATTTATTCACAAACCACCTGTATGCCTCGTCACGAATCTCAGTTTCGTGTTTTTCCCACAATAGAAATGTTACCTGCCCACCATATTCCAGCTTCGCTGGAAGGGCTGGCATTTTCATATACTTATCAATGGAGAGTCGCTTGCCGCTGCCGATTTCGAATAGCTCAAGCCCAGTAATCACAGCAGTTCGGTTGCCTTTGGATACAAGATCAATCTTCAAGAAATCTTGTTTTGCCAACTGCTTTATTTCTATGTTCTCAGCGTTTTCCCTACCTTGCTTACCGGTCAGCCACAAACTAACCATCACAGCAGCCAAAGTACCTAGACCCGAAACCCAACCGCCTAGCATGTCTAGCACGGGAACAACTAATCCCTTGAACTCTTGAGTACCGATTGAGGTGCCGTATGCAGCCCCAAGGCCAAAAAACATCAAGGAACACATTCCAGCTACAACAGACACCAGCACCAACCACCACTGCGTATTGATATCGAAACTCCTAGTCGGCGCAAAGCCTAAATCAAAACCCTCTCGCCCTTTAGCAGGCACCCGACACAGATCAACGTCTTGGTCCCGCCGGTCGGCCTACCATTCTTCATCAGCACGCCAATCTTCGTCTCGATCACCTCGCGCCCGCCGCAGCGATGACACTGAACCAGTGTTGCTGGCTTCGGCATAGCGCGAACACGTTCGCGCACCTGTTCCGCCGGAGTGTCCGGGGCTGGCGTGCCTTGAATGAGATGAAGCTTCGGCTTATCGGTCATGCTGCCATCTTAGCGAATGCCTGTGCATCCTGCTGCTTGATCTGATCCAGAGTCAGCCATTCGCCAGTAGGTGAGTAGAAGCTTCCAAGGCCCTTGCCGCTCTTGTAGAGCTGATATCGCATTGGGCCAAGCACCTGAACCTTCCGGGCGTCCGACTGACGATCAAGCCAGTTACTGAAATTTGTGTCCGCCGGTACCTGACCATCCATGCTTGCGCGTTGGCCTGGCGTCATCTCATCGATAGGAATGCCGAGCTCTCGCCATGATTTTGTTCGCGGTGTCGAAGTGCTGCGACAGCAAAAATGGATGCGCCCAGGCCCCTGCAGCCACGGCACCTTGTGCCCTATCGGTTTGTGCGTGACGACCTCATACGACAGCTTGTCCCGGATGATGCAGTCCGCTGATGTCTTCGTGTCCAGGGTGCTGAGCCAGTCTTCGGCCTTGAGGATCTCTTTGTTTGCCACGTTGAACTGTTCGCGGGCGGTTGCTGCTGTGTGACTCACTGCCGTCTGCACGACCGCAGCCAGGTCCTTTCGAGGCCGCTCAAGGAAACCATCGGCATAGCCCGCCGCCCTGGTGCCGCGAATGCTTCGGATGATCTGGTCGGTTGTCTTGCCTTCAAGGTAGCCAGCGCGGATCGCATTGCGAACCTTAACTATGCGCTCGGCGCCGACCTGCTTGCCCCAGTCGCTCAACAAGCGTCCCTGAAAGGGTCGGGACATTGCCGCCGCGTAGGCTTGCTCAGCACTGATGCTGACAAGCGGGAAGCGCACAAGAACGGGTTCTGGCAGCGTTTTCTGGAACAGCGTCTGCTGCCAGTTGGATTCGTACCCTGCAAGCTCCTGCAAGTCAGCCTCAAGCGCCTTGAATACTTGATCGTAAGCTTGGGCGTTGACCGCCCTCACCTCGTCCAGCAACAGCTCCAGACGCTCAACGGTGAACGATTCGGCAGGCATCCGTTCAAGTGCTTCGGTCAGAGCAGCCGAAAGCCTGGCATCCGAGCGATTCAGCATAGCAATGATGCGCTGCACCACTCCGAGCTTGTACTTTTCCAGTGATACCGCGTGAGCGATGTGCTCGTCTTCAAGGACCTGGTTTACAGTTGCCATTTAGAGAGCCCCGAGCGCAGGCCCTTGGTCGGCGATCTTCTGCTTTTCGGTTGCCCATTCGATATCGTCCGAGACCACGCCGCGGCGTTTGTACTCGTTGAACAGGGTTTCGTCTGAAAGCCGGCCTTGGGTTGCCATGTTGAGCAGAAGTGGAAGCGTCGTTTCAGGCGCGAAGTCCACGTCGAAGTTGCCATTAACCTTAACGTGGCCGCCTTCCTTCTCGCCTTTCCAGAGCGCGAAGTACTGGAGTACTTGGTCAAGGGTGTCCTCCAGTTGGCCAGCCATGGTTTGCAGCGGGCTCATCTCTTGAGCTGCCTCCTCCTCGGCCTGGGTAGCTGTCTTCGTTGACTGCTTGTCCTTCTCGAGCAGCTTGGCACCAGCAATACGCATCTGGTCTTCAAGGTCTTGTAGAGACTTGCGACCCGCCTCAATGGCAAGACCGGTGTGCTCCACCCACTTCATGTCGCCGCCGGCTGGCAGCTTGGTGGCCGAACTGGTCCCTACCTTGAGCTCAAACGTGTCGTCATCGATGCCGGAGATCATCAGCATTGGCACCCGTGCGACATGCAGGATGTTGTCCTGGTCGCTTTGGGACTGCCAGTGCTTCTTATTGAGGTGTGCCAGCTCAAGCAGCGGCGGTGTTGCCGTCATAAAACCGGTTCGCTTGGTGTAGAACGTAGCAAGCGGGATTACAGATAGAGTGTTCGTACCTTCGTCTGCCTTGGTCCACTCTTTTTTACCGGATGCGTCTTTGGTCTCGCGATACACCGCCCAACCGCCAGGAATCAAAACCCTGATTTGCGGAATGATGATTACGCCGAAAACGCCATCCCTTTCCTCAACGGCCTCGGCGTACCAGAACTGGGAAAGAGCGCATTCGCCCCCCTTGTCCTCCGATAGCCAGCCTATCACCTGCTGAGGATGGATCATCACCGCATAAGGGCGAACGCCTGCGGCTTTCTCATCTGCCGCGGTACGCACCACAGAATTGCCCTGTTCGTCCTTCGTCTTCGGATAATCAACCAGCACATGGCAAAGGCCATGGGATAGTCCTACCGTGAAAAGCTGCTGCGCCCATACCTGCAGGTTGTTGCCCTGTCGGTCGAAGTTCTGCACGTATGCCTTGATTGATTCGGGCACGTCCTCGCCTAGCGCGATGTTTTCAGCGAATACCCTGCCCTTCATGTTCTGGACGGTTTCGCTGTACGCAGGCAGCAGCGTGGAGAGCGAAAGACGCTCCTTGTAAGCCTCGTCATCCTCTTTAGGCCATTGCGGCAGATAGCGCTTGCCTGCCGCCTGCATCGCCTTCGTCCCGCCCATTAGCGCGTCAACAATGGCCCAGTCTTCGCGCATGGCGTCTACTGCCGGTAGCGTTTTGCTTGGGTCATTGCTCATGGGGTCACATTCTCAGGGATTCAGTGAAGGCGGTACGTTTAACAATCGGGTACTCGCGGTAAATGAAGTAACCACCCCCATCGTTGGCGTGGTCGTTGCCCTGGCTCTTGTCCGGCTCGCCGTTGGGCGCCCAGATCTGTTGCTCAAGGCCGTCGGCATAGGTCGGGCATGTGAACGGGTTGACCAGGTAACGCCGCTCACCCTGCGCGTTGCAGAACATGGCGTTCATGGCGTTGATCCGATCCTTGACTGGCGGGTTAGCCGCCGGCGCGATAACTGTGAAACCCGCCTGCTTGAGCATGGCGATATCGGTGACGCTGGCGTTGACCGACTTGCGCGAATCACCAGAGGCATCCGGGTAGATTCGGATCTCGCAGGTCTTCTTGTAGTCGTTGCCGGTGTGCTCCCAGTAGCGCTCCTTGATGCGACGGATCATGTCTGGCGTGTCGTAGCCATCCATCAACTCATCGACTGCACGGGGCAGACCCTGCTCCCGTTTGACGTGAGTAATCGCCGCCATCTTGCCGACGTTGAAGTCCATGCCGATGAATAGGGGCTCGCCCGGCTGCACAGTGTCGAAACACTGATTCAGCTTGCGGTCGTACGTGTGGTAGATCGAGCCGGACGTCAGGTTGACGAACTGACCGTTGAGGTAAGCGAGGATCAGCTGCGGCGGATACGACTCCATCAGCGATTCGATGTAGTCGCTTGGCAGATTCAGCTCGTTGTCGAACGTGCTGGCCTGCACCAGGCCGTACATCTCATTCAGCTTCGGCTTGTCGCGGAGCTGCTTCACGAACTGCAAGAAGACGAACTTGAAGCCTTCCGGCGTCGTGGTTACATCCACCCCGTTCTTCAGCCCGGGCAGGTTGTAACGCATCCGGGCAATGATCTTGCGCCAAGCCTGCTGAGCCTTGATCGACGTCAGCACGTCCAGTTCATCCACCAGGGCATGGCCAATCTTGAAACCGACAATCGTCTGCGGCTTCTCCATCGACCGGCAAATGACAGTGCCGCGGTACTGCCGGCCGCTGTAAATATGAACTTCGTGGTTCGCCTGGTTGATCTTGGTCTTCAGCCCCCAGTCAAAGGCCACCTCTTCCACCGTCGGATAGAAGATGTCCCGGATCTGCGGGTAAGTCGGTGCGAAGTACCCAGCGTTGACGCCAGGCCACTCCATGAAGTGCTTGCAAAGCGCCGAGCATCCAACCCAGGTCTTTCCTGAGCCGAACCCTGCAACGAATGCGCGGAATTTATGGGGCAGTGTGAGGAAGTGAGCCTGCGGAACATTAAGGCTCGGCATTCGGCTTCCTCGCGTCCACTACGTCGACCTGAATGCGAGTCGGGATTGCCGGCTCGTCGTCAGGCTCGTCCTTGCGATTCCGGTTGACGTACATGTCGCCAGTTTCTTTCGCGGCCTGCTCCAGAATCTGCATGGCGAGGCCGATGTTCTTCATCGTCTCGGCCTTCTCCACGAAGCGGTTCATGGCGCGGAGGCGGAACGCTCGGTTGGCAATTGGGATCTCTGCCGTCTCTTCGCGGAAGCGCTTTCGGGTGTCGTGAAACAGTGTCACCCACTTCTTCGCCAAATCTCTCCCAGCACGCTTGGTGGGGTCTTGGGCCTCACACTGCTGGCGGGTGACTTCAATGCCGAACTCTTCTCGGACAGCGGCCGCAACCTGCGAAGGAGTGTCGAAGCACGCCAACGCCTGAACCATGAAGCCTTTCACCTCACTGTTCAGGGCTGCCATAGGGTAATTTCCGTCTTAGGTCTGTCAGGGGTCAGGCCGATCTGAGCAGACAGGTTCCGCAGGCCCTCGATATGTTCAATTTCCCCACCTC